TGAGGTGAGTGGCAAATGGGCAGGATAACTTAATACCGTTTAGTGAGCGAAGCGAGGAAGAAGCAAGAGAAAGTGGTAGAAAAGGCGGTAAAGCTTCAGGGGTTGCAAGACGAAGAAAAGCGGACTTGCGAAAGATTGCTGAGGGCATGATTACGGGCGATATTTCTGAAATGATGATTAAATCACTTATAGATATTGCAGCGAATCCACGTAATAAGAATGCAGTTTCAGCCTTTAAAGAAATACGAGATTTACTCGGGCAAAATAAAACTACATTGGATAAGCAGGAGCAAAAGGCACGTATTGCGGCATTGAAAGCAAAGACTGTGACAAGTAGTCCCGAAGAAATTGACAGCTCATATGTTGATGCCTTGAAGGGATTAGCAGATAAGGTGTGGGATGATGAAAGCAGTTAAGAAAATCAAGCCCTTTAAGTTTGTCCCACCGTCTAAAAAGCAATTAAAAGTTCAGACGTGGTGGATTGCCGATAAAATCAAAGAGCATGATGGAATTATAGCTGATGGAGCAATTAGATCCGGAAAGACAATGAGTATGTCTATAGCCTATATTGCTTGGTCAATGGAATGCTTTGATGGCGAGAATTTCATAATAGCAGGCAAGACAGTAGGTTCTTGCAGAAGAAATGTTATTGGTCCGCTTAAAAAGATGCTTGCAACTTTGGGATATTTTGTACAGGACCACCGTTCAGAGAATTATTTAACTATCAGCAAAAATGGTAGAGAGAATGAATACTTTGTATTTGGTGGTAAGGATGAAGCATCGCAGGACTTAGTGCAAGGTATAACCGCTGCAGGAGCATTCTTTGACGAAGTTGCACTAATGCCAGAATCATTTGTCAACCAGGCGACAGGTCGTTGTTCTGTGGATGGCTCGAAGTTTTGGTTTAACTGTAACCCCGGTTCTCCTTATCATTGGTTTAAAGTTAAGTGGCTTGATAAGATTTTAGAAAAGAACCTGTTACATCTTCACTTTACAATGGATGATAATCCATCCTTATCAGAGCATATCAAAAACCGCTATAAAAGTATGTATTTTGGAGTTTTCTTTAAGAGATACATCTTAGGGCTTTGGGTAATGGCTGAAGGTCTTATCTATGATATGTTTGACCACGAGAAACATGCGGTGAAGCCTGAAGGTGTTCTGGCGATACAGCCAAACAGCTATCATGTTTCCTGCGACTATGGTACTCAAAATGCTACAGTTTTCCTGCTGTGGGGAAAAGGTTTTGACGGGGTTTGGTATTGCATAAAAGAGTATTATTACTCGGGCAGAGATAAAGACATACAAAAAACTAATACGGAGTATGCGGATGACCTTGAGGAGTGGTTGCAAGGAATTAAGCCTCAAAGGATTGTGATAGACCCTTCCGCAGCGTCTTTTATTGCGGAACTTAAAAAGAGGGGGTACCAAGTAAAAAAAGCTAAAAATGATGTACTTGAGGGAATCAGGTTTTTTGCCTCTTTGTTACAGGATGGTAAAGTAAAGATAAGTACACATTGTGAAATGACTTTAAAAGAGTTTTCGTCCTATGTTTGGGATGAAAAAGCTGCAGAGAGAGGCGAAGATAAACCCGTAAAGGTATTTGACCATGCAATGGACGCAGTAAGATACTTTGGTTATACGGTTATTAGAAAGCCTTCAGGCTTATCTATCATGAAGCGAGGAAATTGATTGTGGAATTAGAAATTGTAAAAAAACTAATACTTTCATATGCAGATGTTCATGCAAAGTATCAAGCTGAGGCTTTAAGGTCGGAAAGATACTACAAAAATGAAACCGATATTTTGTCTGAACCAAAGAGGCGACAGGAGGCGGGAGAGAAGGACGCATCCGGGGATTATGTAACAAAAAATATTGAACAACCTATGAGGAATGCGGATAATCGTATTCCTTTTAATTTTCACGGATTACTTGTAAATCAAAAGGCATCTTATCTCTTTACAGAACCTCCGGTATTTGATATCGGAGCGGAGAGCTCTAATAAGGCTTTAAGTGCCTTCTTAAGTGATAAATACCCAAAGGTATGCAAAGACTTGTGCATTGAGGCTTCTAACAAGAAAACAGGATGGATTCATGTGTGGAAGTCTGCTGATGATGGAAATTACAGGTATGCTGTAGTACCCTCAGAGCAAATACAGCCGATTTGGTCAAAGTCTTTAGACAGAAAACTACTTGGAGTATTAAGGGTTTATCATGAAATAGATGATGATGGAAATGAGTTTGATGTTTACGAGTTGTGGAATGATAAAGAATGTGCCGCATACAGAGTTATTGCAGGTGGAACAGTAAAAGATAATTTAGAGACATATCCTAAGTTCTTTGCGGAAATCAACGGAATAAGCGAAGCATCAAACGAATACTCACATGATTTGGGAGAAGTGCCGTTCTTTGCATTCGACAACAACAATGTGCATACAGACGACTTAAAGAACATAAAGCCCTTAATTGATGTTTATTGCAAGATATTCAGTGGATTTGTAAATGACCTTGAGGACATTCAGGAAGTAATATTCGTACTGACAAATTACGGAGGTACAGATTTGAATGAATTCCTGTCAGACTTAAAGTATTACAAGACTATAAAAGTCGACAACGAGCAAGGCGACGGTTCAGGCGTATCAACATTAACTATTGATTTGCCGGTAGATGCAAGAGAAAAGCTTTTAACTACGACACGAAAGTGTATATTTGAGCAGGGTATGGGCATTGATCCTGATCCTCAAAACTTTGGGAACAGTTCAGGTGTGGCACTGCAGTTTTTGTATTCCCTACTGGAATTGAAGTCAGGGCTACTTGAAACAGAGTTTAGACCGTCATTTGGTAGATTTATAAGGTGTATATGTAGAGTGTTAAACATTCCGATAAAAGATGATGTTGTGTTGCAAACGTGGGCAAGAACGAGGGTTCAGAATGACCAGGAGGCTGCACAGATTGCTCAACAGTCTACAGGTATTATAAGTACCGAAACTATCGTCAGAAACCATCCTTGGGTTAAAAATGCACAGGATGAACTTGACAAACTGGCAGAAGAAAAAGAGGCTACAGAAATAAACTATGATCCTTTTAATGAGGATAAAGAGACTACAGGCAATGTAAAGACTACGGAGAAGAAGGATGAAGACAGCTGATTACTGGAAGGACAGATTTGAACAAATAGAAAAGATTTGTCATGACAAGGGAGCTGTAACATATAGAGAGATTGAAGAGCAGTATAGAAAAGCGCAAAGAGAGATTGAAAGTCAGATTTCAGTGTGGTATCAAAGATTCGCTGTGAATAACGGTATTACAATGCAGGAAGCAAGAAGGCTTTTAACATCAGGAGAACTTGCAGAATTAAAGTGGGATGTGAATGAGTACATCAAGTATGGCCAACAAAACGCTATTGACGGGAAGTGGATGAAACAGCTTGAGAATGCCTCCGCAAAGGCCCACATAGGCCGTTTAGAGGCCTTAAAACTCCAAGTACAGCAACAGATAGAGGTTGCTTTTGGTAATCAGATAGATGGCATAGATAAAGCTATGAGGGCTGTGTACAGCGCCGGATATTTACACACTGCTTTTGAGATTCAAAAAGGTACGGGAGTTGGTTATACTCTTGCTGCATTTAATCAAACGCTTATTGATAAAATATTAAACAGGCCTTGGGCACCTGACGGCAAAAACTTTTCGGACCGTGTATGGAGCAATAAACAAAAGTTGATTAATGAATTAAACACAACACTTACGCAAGGTATAATCCTTGGTAAAGATCCTGGCAAGATAATAAATGCCATGTCAAAGAAACTTGATGTTTCCAAGACAGCAGCAGGAAGGCTTGTGATGACTGAATCTGCTGCATTTGCAAGCAGAGCCCAGGAAGATTGTTTTAAAGAATTAGGAGTAGAAGAATATGAGATAGTTGCCACTTTAGACTCACACACTTCAGAGATATGCCAAGATATGGACGGCAAAGTTTTTAAAATGTCTGAAAGGCAAATCGGGATAAATGCACCGCCTTTTCATGTGAACTGTGTTTTGCCGGATTCAGTTGTGTATGCGCCGGATGCAGAAATGCTGACGCAAAGTGATTATTCAGGTGATGTAATTGAGGTCAGAACTGCCAATGGCAGATGTTTCACCATCACACCTAATCACATAATGCTTACAGCGAGAGGATGGGTCAGAGCAAAGGATATTGTTAAGGGTGACAAGGTAATCTACTATTGCGGATGGGATAAATTCATAACTGAAACCAACCCAACAAATAACCATTGTGTACCCACAATCGAAAATCTTTTTACTTCTTTCGTCAAAGACGGAACGGTGATACCCGCCACTATGCCAACCACCGCCGAAGATTTCAAGGGCGATGCTATCGAAAACGGCGAAGTCAACATTATACTTGTCGATAGCTTTTTGAGGGATAAATTTAATCCCATGCAAAGAAAGTTCCTTTGCGATAGCCCGCTCATATGGACTGAGTTTAGAGACGGTGAAATTATTTTGCCTGGAAATGGCACGGCGGCACGATTCCTCGTGTGTGTAGGTCTTTCCTCTGACGGCATCATGGGCGGCGGCAGAGTTGCGGATATTTTCTTCCGTAGTTCGCTTACTCATCATGAGTTGATTCGCTTCCGAAAGAGAGCGCATTATAACACCCGACTCTTTAAGACGGCGTTCAATGGAAGTTGTAGCGATGCCGAAGCACCTGGAAAGTTCCTTGATGCTGCTTCCCGCTTTATACATGGTGACAATTTCATCAACGGGGAGTTCCCGCCTTGCGTTAGGGTTACGGATTGCGATTCCATTTTCTTTAAGGGTTCGCGTGATTGGCTTTCTGCTGACACCAAAGGCATTTGCGATTTCGCTGATGCTTTTGCCGGAATTGTAGAGTTTGATAATGTTGTTGGGATCAATGTCGGTTTTTACTCTGGTCATGTTTATGATGCCTCCTCACAATCAACATTATACTACTGCAACGGCTTTTTGTCAAGTAATTGTCGTACAACCACTGTCCCATACTTTAATGACGAGTGGAGTAAAAATACTGAAAGAGCCGCAAGGGATGAGAATGGAGATACCTACTATGTGCCTGCAGATATGAGTTATAATGAATGGGAAAAGAAATTTGTTGAGGTACAAAAAACAGATGTTGATTTCATGGGACAGCCCAGAATATTTGATGGTGGAAATTTCAAGATAAAAGCTTATGAAGTTAAGGGCTTACGTGGAATATATACCCAAACAAATTCAATAGAAGCGCAAAATACAATTAAATACATAGAAAATATGAGATTAAAAGGGGTATTACATAGTTTAGATGGAGTAGTTGTGGCAAAAAATCTTCCTGGAATAGCAGCTTATGACCATGCAAAAAATTTGATGTATGTAAATGAACAACTATGTAATAACAGTATTGTCCATGAATGGTTAAAAGATGGCTATTTTATTGCTGAAAATGTTGATGATATATTAAAACATGAGATGTTCCATAAAAAGCATTGGGATTTCATAATGACAAAAGGAAATGATTACGGTATAATAAAGAACAAGTTAGAAGCAGATTTGCACAAGTATGTGGTTGAACAACAAATGTACAACCCATCATATATTACAAGGATTGTGTGTGATAATGCATATAACGGTTATAGAAAAAAAGACAATCTAAATGAGTTAATTGCAGAAGTCCTTTTGCAAGAAGAAAAGGGTATAATCAAGGATAAAAGATTATTAGAGTTAGTAAAGAGGTGTGTAGAATGATGCCGATATTGAGCGAATATGACAGGAAAATGATTAGGGAAACAGATAAATGGATATATCTTGGTGAAGATGGGCGTCACCATTTAAGGGAAGATGCTCCACCGGAAATAAAAAAACACCATAAAAAGATAAAAGATTTATATAGTATGTTTGAGTAAAGCACCTTAACAAGGGTGCTTTTTTATTGCCCTAAGCATGGCATAAAACCGCTTGTACGACTACACTGGCCGAGTGAATAAATTGGCAATCCTAAGAACCGGAACAGACCGGAATAAAAAAGATTGAGGAGAAGAAATATGTTGGAATGGTTACAAACAATTCTTGAAGGTGCGAAAGTTGAAGATGGAAAGCTTGATGTAACAGCGGTCATGAACGCAGTTAAGTCGGAATTTCCTAAAAATGCTGTACCTAAAACGGAATTTAATGACAAGGTAAAGGAACTTAAAGCAGCTGAAGGCACAATCGCTGAGCTTAAAAAGAATGCCGGGGATAATACAGAGCTTACAGAAAAGATTAAGAACTATGAAGAGCAAATAAGGACTATGCAGACGGAAGCAGCCAATACTGCTAAGAGCTATGCACTGAAAGCAAAACTTGCAGAAGCAGGTGCTTTGGACTCTGATTACTTAATTTATAAGCAGGGCGGACTTGATAAGTTTAACTTTGATAAAGATGGTAATCCAATAGGCATTGATGATGTACTTAAACCTTTAAGAGAATCTTTACCGCATCTTTTCAAAACCGAGAACAAACCGAATGGGTATAATCCTGCCGGTGGTAGTGGTTCAGGCGGTATAGTCAATCCTTGGAAAAAGGAAAGCTTTAACATGACTGAGCAAGGAAAGATTTTGAAGAACGATCCTGTGCAGGCTAAACAGTTGGCATCTGCAGCAGGAATAACATTAAACATTTAAGAGAGGAATTAAATTATTATGGCAAACGGAACAACTTTATCGGATGTTATTGTACCTACACTATTTAACCCTTATGTGGTTAATAGAACCATGGAATTATCTGCACTATTCCAGTCAGGTATCATAACAAATAATGCAGAATTTGATGCACTTGCGTCTGAGGCGGCACCTATTCACAATATGCCGTTTTTTGAGGATTTAACAGGTGCTTCGGAGGATGTAATTGAGGGTAATGACCTCACAGCGAAGAAGATTAAATCAAACAAGGATGTGTCTACAACTATCAGGAAGGCCAATATGTGGTCCGCTACGGACCTTTCTGCGTCTCTTGCAGGTGCAGACCCAATGGCAGCAATAGGAGACCTTGTAGCGGGATACTGGGCGAGAGAGAATCAGAGAATCCTTATAAAGATTTTATCAGGTGTATTCGGATCTTGGGTAAATGGAGGTACTACAGAAGTGCCTTTAAAGGATCATATTCTTGATATTACTACCGCATCAAGTGCGGCTGCAAAGAATATTTCAGCTTCAGCTTTTATTGATGCCTGCCAGCTTTTAGGAGATGCACAGGGACAGCTTACAGCGGTAGCTATGCATAGCGCAACAAAGGCATTTTTGAAGAAGCAAAACCTTATTCAGACAGAAAGAGATAGCACTGACGTGGAGTTTGATGTATATCAGGGAAGAAGAGTAATTGTAGATGATGGATGTCCTGTTGATAGTGGTACATACACAACTTATTTGTTTGGCCAGGGAGCTATAGCATACGGAAATGGTTCTCCTGTGGGCTTTGTTCCTACTGAGGTTGACAGAGATAAGAAGAAGGGATCAGGAGTTGATTACTTAATCAACAGAAAGACATTTATTATGCATCCAAGAGGCATTGCATGGCAGAACCTCGTAAGAGCAAATCAGGAGACACCTACAGAAGCAGAGCTTGCAAATGCGAAGAACTGGAAGATGGTATACGAGCCAAAGCAGATTAGAATTGTGGCATTCAAGCACAAGATAGGATAGTCAAAAAAAAGGAGGACCGTATGGTATTAGAAGATCTGATTCGTTTGATAGACTTACGGTTACAAATGTTTGGGTACACTGTCACAGAGGAAGATAAGTCTACAATAGAGTATCAAGCTGAAAAGGCTGCACAATATGTTTGCAATTATTGCAACTTTAAAAAGTGCCCGGGTGATATTCCGGGCGCTTTGAAATTTGTGACAGTTGACTATGCTATCGGTGAATTTTTAGAACATAAAAAGACATTTGCCCCGGATACTCTTGCTACGCTTAACCTTGATATGGCTGTGAAGCAGATACAAGAGGGTGATACGAGCATATCTTTTGCCATAGGCGAAGGCTCAAAAACACAGGAGCAGAGACTTGAAGCATTTATTAGCTATCTTATTTCGTATGGGAAGATGGAACTTATGAGATATAGGAGAATAAAATGGTAAGTGCGTTGGAACGGGCAAGAGTATTGGCAAGAAAAGCCATAGAGAGCAGATATAAAGGGTTCTGTGACATACTGGAAAAAAGAAAGGTAAAGGATGAGGTTACTAAGGCTACTATATTGAAAGATATAGCGGTCTTAAGTAATCAGCCTTGCAGATTGTCATACAGTAGCTCCGGCACAGCGAATCAGACTGATACCGTATCGAACATAGAACAGACTATTAAGGTGTTTATTGCTCCTGAGATTAAGATTGCTCCGGGATCTAAGTTAAGAATCACTCAAAACGGTATAACCACCGACTATATATCAAGTGGAGTGCCTGCTTTATATGAGACACACCAAGAGGTGTGCTTGGAACTGGAAAAGGAGAACGCTTAATGGCAAGTTGGGGAAGAGCGGACTTTGAAGCTTTTAGGGATATGCAAGAGAAATTGCAACGACTACAGAATATTGATATGGAGGCTTTTTGTACTGAGTGTAGCAAAGAGATAGCAGCAAGGCTTTTAGCTTTGGTAATACAGAGAACTCACACAGGACGGTATCCAGCCCGAAGTGGTAAAGTAGGCGGTACCCTTAAGAGAGGGTGGACAGCTGCTGCAGACATATCAGTAGCTAAACAGGGCGATAACTACATTGTCATAATCTCAAATCCTGTGGAGTATGCATCTTATGTTGAATTTGGTCACAGAACAAGAAATGGTGGCTATGTAGAGCCTCAATATATGCTTACGATTTCAGAAGAAAAGCTGAAGAATGCAATCCCTGCATTACTGGAAAGAAAGATAAAAAGAAAACTGCAGGAGGTGATGAATGGCGGAGATTAATGTGCCTATGATTTTAGATGCTATTACGGTAGCTTTAGACAAGGTATCGCCAAATGCAAATATATATATTGATAAGGTCGAACAAGGCCTTGAGGATGGCGATATCTTAGTCAGGTTGATAAATATCGAATATATGAGAAGAGGCATAGGAGACTTTCAAAGAGTTGTTCCGGTATTTGATATTATTTATTTTCCCAAGGCAGGAAATAAGGATTGTATGGCTATGGGCGACACTCTATCAGATAAGTTGGCCGTTATAGAGTTATCGACAAAGGATATTGTGAGGGCGATTACAAAGTCATTTGAGATTATTGACGGAGTACTGCATTTTAAAGTGTCATATCTGTACGATACGATTAAATATCAAGCTGAAGAGGAGATGGCAAAGGTTATTTTAAACAGAGGTAATTAAGATTGAAAAAGACAGAAGATAACAATGTTAAACATACAAAAGAATCCATTATGTCGTCTTCAAAGTATGCTGACTGTAAAGATGTGATAAACATCTTACTTGATAAGGACACGGAGTATTCAATAGATGAGGTGGATAAAATGATAGATGATTTTTTGAAAGGTGAGGTGGAATAATGGCGCTAGGTGGCGGAATTTGGACAAGTCAGGACAAGATTTTACCCGGAACATATGTAACATTCTCAAACACAAAGAGAGCAAACGCATCTTTATCAAGTAGAGGTGTAGTCGCATTGCCTATAGTCCTTGACTGGGGTGAAAAAGGCAAGGTGTTTGAGGTAAGTATAGAAGATTTTATGACAAAGTCAAAGGAGCTCTTTGGTCATAGAATAGATGATAAAGTTATGATAAACATAAGAGAAGTATTTGCCCATGCAAAGAAGGCTCTTGTTTATAGATTAGTTGCAGCAGATGCTGTAGCCGCAAGTAATACTCTTGCAACAGCTAAGTATCCCGGAACAAGGGGCAATGACATAAAGATTGTAGTTGCTGCTAATGTAGATAAGCCAAGTGCTTTTGATGTAAGTACATACCTTGAGGGAGTGCTTGTAGACACTCAGACAGTAGATAATATGGCAGGTTTAAAGGACAACCCTTATATTACTTTTAAGCGTTCAGGATCACTTTCAGCGAGTGCAGGAATGCCACTAACAGGCGGTACAAATGGTGGAGCAGTCACAGGGGATGTATATACAAGGGCTTTGGAGAGCTTTGAGTCATATTCATTCAATGTATTGTGCTGTCCAACAAACGATACAACTATAACCAAGCTCTTTGCTGCTTACACAAAGAGAATGAGAGATGATGTCGGAGCTAAGTTCCAGACAGTTACATACAAGTCTGATGATAACTTTGAAGGCATTATATCGTTGATAAATGATGTTGTAGCAGCCGATAAGCATTCACTGGTATACTGGGTAGCCGGAGCTGAGGCGGAATGCGGAGTAAATGAAACACTCACAAATGCCGATTATGACGGAGAATATGATGTTGTAGCAGATCTTAAGCAGTCACAGCTTGAGGCAGCGATCAAACAGGGTAAATTTGCATTTCACAATGTTAATGGCAAGGTTAAGGTGCTCGAGGATATCAACACATTTACATCATTCAGAAATGATAAAGACAGTGTGTTTGCATCAAATCAGACTATAAGGGTAATAGATCAGATAGCAAACGACATTGCAGTACTGTTTAACACAAGATATTTAGGTCGTGTTCCGAATGACAATGCAGGACGTATAAGTTTGTGGAATGATGTATGCAAGGTGCATCAGGAACTTGAGAAGCTGAGAGCTATAGAGGATTTTGATGTAAACTCAGTTGAGATAGTGCAGGGCAACGATAAGAAGTCAGTGCTTTGTACAATAAAGGATATAAACATCATAAACGCTATGACAAAGCTTTATATGAATGTGATTATTGCGTAGAAAGGAGATACATAAATGGACAATGCAGTTATGAATGCTTTAGATGCAATGGACGGATCGTTAGCCAGTGCGTATATAATTCTTGAGGACGGTAGAAGATATAACTTTATGCAGTTATATTCTTTTGAGGCCAGTGCAAAGATAAATTCCAAAGAAGTACCTATTCTTGGTAAAACAGGAAAAGGAAACAAGCCTTTAGGCTGGACAGGTGAATGGAAGGGTACAGCCCATTATAATCAGTCAGTGCTTAGACAGATGTGGCTTGATTATAAGAATACCGGCAAGCTTCCAACATTTGACATTCAGGTGACAAATG